CTTAAAGTGATAAATAAAAATGCATATTCAACAAGAACTCGATGAAGAACTTAATAATCTTTTTGACACTATTAGAAAAAAATCAAGTATTCGACCACCAATTGAGATTGAAAAAAACCTTACTTTGATAGATGACTTCGCTCTAAAATGCAGTAAATTCCGGGGTTGTTTAGTAGATTACATCCAGGAAAATGATAACAGGTTAAGTTTACGCTTGCGCAATAGACTTAGAGCTGTAGCTATCATGCAGAAAGAAATCGTCTCGTGTTTAGAGTGTTTTTTATCAGGGGATATTAAGTCGGCATATGACTCATTTGAAAGTATGCTAGAGCCACGAACTATATCTCGTCATATTGAAAATATATGCATACCTCTTTCTGACTTATGTAATGAAGATAAACCATTATTCCGCGTTAGAAAATCTGATACGCCACTTACATCAAGAAGAGATATGTTTCATATTCCGTTCAGTCAGCGTCACTTTGTTAGAGCACAGAGATTTTCAGTTGCTGGTCTACCCTGTTTATATTTAGGAACATCTCTTTATATATGCTGGAGAGAAATGGATAAGCCAGATTTTGATAAGCTATATATATCTGCCTACAAGATCGATAAAAATAATGACTCAAAGGTACTAAATATAGGACCTGATTTTTTATATAAACAGAGATCTATATTAGAGTCAAAAAGAAAGAACAAATATGATTTCAATACCAAACTCTCATATTTAGCACTTTGGCCTTTGATAATTGCATGCAATTATTTAAAAAAATATGACAATGCTTCCTTTGTACAAGAATATATTATCCCCAATCTTTTGATGCAATGGATCAGTCGGAACAGCAATGAGAATGTTGTTGGTATAGCCTACCGCTCAACAAAATTACCTGCTAATGCCTTAGGTAGCAGAGGAATAAATGTGGTACTTCCTCCAAAAGTGCGTTACGAGGAGATGGCCAATAATGAATTTTGTCCAAATCTAGCGAAAATTTTCAAATTCACATTGCCTGTATCTTGGCAGGTCCTAAAAACAGTTGAGTACGTGCCTGAATCAGTTGCACAATCCGATCGAGAGAATCTCAGCAGAAGGCTACGAAGAAGAAAAAATCGTGAGCTAACAGGAAGCATAGATGATGAAATTTTGAACATCTATAATTTAACTGACTTTTATAAACTCGAAACTTGTATGGATGAAATTCAAGTATATGCCCATATTAAACCATGATAGTAATGGCGACATTTTGGCGGCAGAGCATTAAAAGCCTATAAAACGGACAAACACCAAATAACATTAACAATATGTTTTCAAACGAAATTTACTGTTTTTGTTATAATAAAAATGGTATGTAGGAATTTCGGACGCGGGTTCAACTCCCGCCAGCTCCACCAAATAAATCAAGGGGTTACGTGAAAGCGTAGCCCCTTTTTCTTAGGTAGTGGCGGCAAAATGGCGACAGACTTTTGCGTCCATCTTGCCTGTCGCCATCTTGAAATCATGCAAAGAGGTTTGACATGGAAGAACTTCACTTTGTTTACATCAATGCAAATGGTCGTATCGGTGTTCACTCAATACAGAGCATCAGTTATAGCGAAAATCACATACAGGGCATTTGTAAGAACACCGATCGAATAAAAACCTTCCGAAAAGACCGCATTCTTAAACAATACGATTCACAAGAACAAGCCATTCAGGAATGCGCGTCATTCCTCCCCGAAAACTACTCACATCTCACTAAGCAGTCAGGTCCGAAAAAAAATACATTCGATGTGTGTTTCACCGGATTTAAGAAAGCAGATAAAGAAAGGTTGGTTGATAAGGCGAATGAACAAGGATTAACGGTAAGAACATCTGTAACCCAAAACCTTCAGATGCTCTGTTGCGGTTACAATGCAGGCCCATCAAAAGTATCGGCAGCCAGGATGAAAGGCACTATCATCATAGATGAGCCTGGCTTTATACATTTTCTTGAAACGGGTGAGATCCCAGATGAATAAAAACCTGCCGTAGCAGGTTCTCTTTCTTAAAAATTCATATGGCCCTGACCACCTGGCAATGGATGTGGAGGGGCTGTGGCAATCACTGCAGGTGTCACAATAAACCGGACCACTGTTTCATGGGTAACAAAAGTGCTCCCGCAGTTAATATTTTGGCACTGGCAGTAACGCTCTTTGGTGCTTTCTGTTACTTGAAAACTGCTCCTTGTGTGCGCCGCATGACCACACTTTGGACAATTCATCATATCCAGATCCCTACCTTTGCTATCAGAATCATTGCAATGATACACAAAATATCAATATTGAGAACCATTTATTCCATTTCAAGATCACCAATTTTCACTTCAAGTTCAATACTGGTCGTAAAACCGTTATCCGGGCTGACGGTATGTGTCAGAGTCGTAATGGTCCATTCCGCATCATCTATTGGCTGTTTAAAGCCACTGACCTTCACAGGCATTTCCGTGTAGAGATCTGCCCGACCTTCCGCCAGTTGTAGCGAGAATGACGCAACACCGCGTTGCAGGCGTTCCCACTGCATTTTCGCCGCTCGTTCGGCGTTGCTCCGGTTGGCATAAGTGCGATTAAGTACCAGCACGTTTTCATCCGTCCCCACCAGATAATCGCCCTGCTTCGCTTCCGGCTCTTTCTTCTGCTTCTTAGTTCTGCGCTTACGCTTCACCGTGGTGCTTTCTTTCTTCGCGGGTTCGCGGGTATGCAACCAGCTGGCAATGACGCCCGTATAGGCTCCGCGATCTGCCAGGGTAAAGCGGTGACTGTCGCCGTCCTTACGCGTGATAGTGATCACCGGCAGTGGTTTACCGCTGGCGCTTTTGCCCTGTCCCTGCCGGATGAATAACAGATTGCCATTTTTCACCGACGCAATAGCACCGTACTGGCGCGCCAGTCGCATCAGAAAACTGCCGTCACTCTCATTGGTCTGGTCTATATGTTCCACGGGTTTATCTGACAGGTCTTTACCCAATGCCATCTTCAGTTTGTGCCGTGCAGCTATTTCCTTCACCACTTCCCCAACGGTGGTCTTGTGCCACGACTTTTCACGGCGGGTATTCAGCGTTTCACGAAAATCAGCACTTCGCGCCCGGATAGTCAGGCGGTCCGGTGCGCCAGTGTGTTCAATCTCGTCCACCGTGAATGCCCCTTTCGGGAAAAGCGGCTGCCCCTTCCAGCCCAGCGCCAGCGTAATAACCGCACCACGGCGCGGCAGCACGATTTTTCCGTCGGCGTCGTCCAGCTCCAGATCAAGCTGGTCTGCTTCAAAGCCCCGATTGTCCGTCAGCGTCAAACTCATCAGGCGGTTATCCAGCACAGTGGTGATATCCCTGCCCTCAATACTGATGCTGAATGCGGGAGTTTTGTTGCCTTTGTTAAGCAGTTCAGAGCTGAAATTCACGACAGCAGCCCTCCCACCGTTTTACTGATATCGCTTAAGGCAGACGTTGCCGTGTCCTGCAGATTATTCAGTTGCGCACTGAGATCACCGAACATATCGGACAGGGATTCATCCACCCGTTTGAGCGACAGGGTGAACTCAATCCGGCGCGGCATACCGTCGCGGAAAAACTCCGTTTTAGTCTGATTCAGTCCCTCAATCACATACATGCCGTAAATCGTGCCGCTGCCTTCAATCAGGGGCCATGCTTTCCCCTGTTCTGCCATCTGCTCCAGTACCAGCAACGACAGCCTGCCGCCTGTTATCTCCGGCATAAGAACACCAGAAAGCGTCAGCATGTCGTTGTCCGGTCCCAGAAACTGCGTGGACGGACATCGGTTGACCCGGCTGTTTGCCGCATGTCGCCAGCTGCGTTGATACTGCAGTTCCTGATACGGCACAGTGCGCAGCATAAACACGTACAATCCCAGCACCATCATCATGCGTCGTATCCCCCCTGATCGCTGTAGTTACTCCTGGCTTTTGCCTTCAGCCTGCGTTCACGTTCATCAAGCTGGCGTGCCACCTCCCGCGCAATATCCTGCGCACTTTGTCCTGGCTGCGTCTGGATGATGATCTGCGTCGGTGCCTCAATCCGTTGAGCGGGCGGCACAGTGGCTGCACGACTCACCATCGCTTCGCCGCCTTTCGCGGGAAGTGCCAAAGGATGTAACGGCGGAAGCTCTGCAGGCGCGGCAGCAACGCCCATCATTCCGGCAACAACGGCAGCCAGTGCAGCTGTATTTCTCCGACTGGTCACGTTTGCCGGACCGTTGACAATTTCAGGCCCGTTTTCACCGACAATGCCGAACTGCCCGCGCGGGATATAGCCGCCGCTGTCATACATCCCCGCAAAGCCATATCCCCATGACGGAAAACCACCCGATGGCATCATCACTTTACCGTCTGCATTCACCGTCGCAGGTTGCTGACGCGTCACGCTTTCCGGCAGTTTCGCCTTTGCAGCCTCTTTACTGACAATACCGAGTTTCTCCAGCAACCAGGAAACGCCGGATTTCAGGGAGTCCAACGGATGCATGACCATATTCAGCCCTTCCGCCAGTGCCTCCCCGAATCGTCGCCCCATTGCCGCTGCGCTCTGCAGTTCGGCAGAGGTCGACTTAACAGGCGTCAGCAGATCAGTAAACCAGCCCCACAACGCCTGTACTTTGTCGCCAATCCACTGGAACACGGGCTTAAGCGGTTCGAATGCAGCACTGATGGGACCTGCCGCCGCTTTGAATCCTTCCACCACGCCACCGAGAAATGCGGTGATGGGTTGCCAGTATTTCCAGACAACCAGCGCTACGCCCGCCAGTGCAGTAACCACAAGACCTATCGGACTGAGCAGAGCACCTAACAGACCAGATACGGCATACAGGGCAACGCGCAGCATCGCCAGCGGACCGGATGCCAGCACACGCAGCACCGCGCCTGCGGCAGCCAGTCCACCGCGTAGTGCTGCCAGTGGATTCATAAACATCACAGCAACCGCACGTAAACCGGATAATCCAGACCGCAACAGTGCAACCGGCACACCTGCTACAGTTTTCAGGACATTCCCCGTCAGTGATGCGGTGCGGCGCAAAGACGACAACGGCGCAGTAAGTAAACCCGCTGCGTTGCCCGATGAAGCAAGCCCGCGTCGCAGCAGTGCCAGTGGAGCGCCAGCTAACCAGGACAACGCGCTGCTGGTTCGTGTTACTGCTGCCGTAACGGAAGGTAACGTTTTGATACCCAGCACAGAGAATCCCAGACGGATGACTGCCAGCGGCCCCAGCACTGCAGCCAGCGCCACCGCTAAGGTGCCGAGGCCTACGGTAACCGCAGCCACAACAGCCGCTACTTTCATCAGTGTGCCTGTCAGTTCCGGGTTAGCTTCCACCCAGCGGCGCAACGCCCCCGTGATGCTTTTTACCGTGTACAGAATATCCATCAGCGGCTGGCGCAGCGTTTCGCCCAGGCTGCTGAAGGTGTTCTGCGCTCCGGTTTTGACCAGCAACCACTGAGCGGAAAGTGAGTCTTTGTTGATGTCGGATTCTTTCTGCATGGAACCGAGCGCATCATTGCCCGCTGTCAGTTTTAGCTGGCGCTGCAGTTCCGGAAGGTTGTTTGCCAGTTTCGCTGCATCATCACCAAACTCTTTACCAAACAACATGGTCATGGCAGACAGACGCTTGTCCTGCGGCAGTGCGTTCACCTTCTCCAGCACACGCTGGATAGTTCCCATCGCATCCTTCGTCATCTGCTTTTCAATCACTTCAGGATTGAGTTTCAGCAGATTCATCCCTTCAAAGAAACTCTTACTTTGCATGGTGGCAATGGACAATTCACGCACCATCGCGTTTGCTGCACTGGCAGCAACCTCCGGCGCAGCGCCCAGTGTCAGGAAGGTGGAACCCAGCGCCGCCGCTTTACGATAATCCAGACGATCTGCCACACCGCCCAGGCGTTGCATGACATCAATGATGTCTGACCCTTTCGACATGGCGTTATCATCCAGATAGTTCAGCGCATCACCGAGCTGTTCAATATTGCGGGTAGGGATTTTGTAGAGCTGGGCGATTTTCCCCAGACTTTCTGACAGTTCATCCGCTGGCAGCTCAAAGGCTGTTGCCGCCTTTGCTGCCGTGCTGGCGAAGGCCAGCAGGTCACGTTTCTGGTCTTCCCAGCTGTCGTCAGGATTTGCGACGTTCATGCGCGCACCACCTTCAACCAGTGCGGCAAAGTCCACAGCACCGTTTTCCATCGGCAACTGTTCGCTGGCAGCCTTGATGGCATCCTGCATTTCGTAAAAACGCGCAGTGCGGTTGCCATTATCATCACGCAGACCATTGACCTGCTTTGCCACACCTTTCATGGCATCTTCCATGCTGGTATAGCTTTTTACTGCTGCCATCACTGGCGCACCCATTGCCAGCCCTGCAGCCGTGGTAGTGGCTCCGGCTCCTGCGATGCGATCGCGCACTTCAAGCCGTCTTGAGTATTGTTCTCTGGCAGCGTTCATCCGTGCCTGTTGTTCACCCAGACGTTTAAGTGCTTTTTGCTGGCCCTCCAGTGCCTGCCTTGTTTCTTCAGCATTTTTCTTAAGTTCTCGCTGGGCACTACTGAGTTGTCTGGTATCAATCCCTGATTCTTTAAGTGCCTGACGTTGTCTCTGGACCGCCCCCAACAAGCCGTTATAGGTCTGCTGAAGTTCCTGTACTCGTGTTTTGGCCTGACTGAATAACTTTGCCTGCGCGGCGGTTGGCCTGTTAGTGGCAGCAAATTGTGTGGCGAGTTTTGCCGCCTCTTCGCGGGCTGCGTTCAGGTTGTTGGCTGTTATGGCTAGTTGCGAGCGCGTCTTGCGAAATTCATCAATTCTGCCAGCCTGCTTATTCAGTTCTTTGAGGCTGTTTCGGGTATTCTGAATTGCGCCAGCCAGCTCTTTCGAACTGGCCTGTGCAACACGGAATGGGCGGGTGAGTTTGTCAACCGCATTAAGAATGACCTGCAGCCGCAGGTTGTTATCACTCATCGTTGGCCCCGCTTCTCTGAATCGCTTTATACCGCCATTCCAGCACTTCGGTCAGCGGCATAACGTCAGTAACGGATGGCGGCCAGTGAAAGATGGTGGCGATATCAGCCACCAGATCGTCAACCGTCAGGCTGTCGGTAAACCGGCAAGCACCGACTTCTTCAACAAAAAAGTGACAACCTCAACCGACATGGCAGTGAGATCTGCCGGGTCCATCTCTGCAATTTCCTGTGCAGTCAGTGCCGGACTGGAGAT